GCACACCCACCACCGTAATGAGCGTATTAGCCCAAGACCCGCGTCAGGAGGTCGGGCTGCTGCACCTTCGCCCCGCACAGAACGTCGAGGCTGATGGTGTCGGTTTTGGTGCTGGTCGAGTAGTCATAGACTACGCGGATGCCCAAGTTGCGATCACTGATATACTCAGCGCGAGCAGCGCCAGCCGGCAGCTCCAAAGGAACAATCGCCACCGTCAGACCCGAAGGATGGCCGGCAATATTGGCAACGTGGTCACCGACAAACGTCAGCGCTGCATTGTCAGCCCATGCGACTTTAGCCGCGGGGCTAAAAGTGATCGGCGAGGAACCGGTCACCGCAGAAACCACGTATTCTTGCGTGTCACCGGCAACTACAAAAACATCACCGACGATGGGATTACCAGAGCCACCGTCAATAGCCACAGACGTATCGCCAATCGCTACAGATGCGGAATTAATCAACCAGCTGCTGGGGCTGTTGCCATCGTGCGTCTGCACGTTCTGGCTCATGTACCAGTCGATGCCCATAACGCGGCCCAAGCTGGCCTCGCGGAGCGCTCGACCACCGTCACCACGCTGCTCGGCCTGTACAACGGCACTGATGCCCAGCATGTCAGCCTTGGCTTGGCTGGAGACGATGCAGATGCGATCTGTGACCGGCACTTTCTGATCGTTTAGCTCTTTGTCTACTGCGGCAAGGTCGGCCAGAGAGTCGGGGGGATCGCCGGCAGTGCCGACAGTCGTTTCGATTCCGGTGTATTTGCCCATGATATAAGCATCAATACCTTGTGCAATAGCGACAACGGCTGGCTCGATTAGCTGGCGAGAAAAGTCTTCTAGTTCAAGCGTCCAATCTTTGCTTGTTACCGCAAAGGTGACATCAAAGTGCTTCTCTAAGACCATCGAAGTACTAGTCTCGGTGGCATTTTGCGTTGTGGTCGTACTAGAAAATTCTTGGGCAGTAAAGGATGCCGGCTTGCGAATGCTGATCGTATCACCAACTTTTGCGCCGGTAAAAGTTGCGGTTTGGCCGCGATTAAAAAGCGAAGTAGCGACCAAGTTGTTCTCCAGAATCATCAGAGCCTCACGCCCGATAACGCTCGGAGTCAGAAAAGTATTAGCCATGGTAAAGTTTTCCTATTTCATATCTGGCGCGACTCCCTCGCTCGTTGGTATTCGGCCATTGACATCGAGCCGACTACCTCTGGCGTGAGGGAACCCTGCGCCCCATTAGAGACGGATTGACGAGTTCCACCACCAGAGTGGCCATTGGCACCAAATGCGGGAGCATATTGCTCGTCTGCGCGTTTCTCTGCGACCAGCTCCGCAAAGCTCATAGGCTTGAGATCAGCACCCGTAACACGCGGCGTTCCGTCTCGATCCACGATCTGCACCTCTATGCCTCCGCTGTCGCTCTCAGCTGCTCGCACCTCATCTTTCAAGGCACGCAGCAAAAGCGGAACAGAGCCACCGGCTTCCGTGATCGCTTCGGTCAGCGCGTTGTCGATCATCACCGATTTGAGCTGGGTCGTAAGAGCGCGATTCTTTTCCATCACGGGCGCGATTTCTTTTTCTCGCTCTCTTTTGGCAGCTGTGCGGGTCTTTTCCAACTCGGCCTGTAGCTGGGAGATCCGTTCGGATTCTGAGCGGTTGGTAGTGCTGGCTTTTAAGTTTTCCAGCTCATCGAGCGCTGCCGTGATCTCGTCAGGGTCTCGCTCTAGTGTCCGGTATGCCTTTAAATCGTCCTCCGCTTTACTGGCTCGCTCTTTGAGCTTACCCAGCGTAGACTTCAAGCCCTGCACGTTTTCCAGCGCGTAGCCCTCCACAGCGTCTACCACTAACACATGCCGGCCACTATCGTCGGTAGTGTAGTGTTCTCGTAGCGGCTCTGGAACTTCGGCCTCGTCGGTGTAAAACGGTTTTAATGCCATAGTTTAGCCTCCCATCGGGTGGTCGCGGTCTCGCCGCTTATACAACAATTGGCGCGAGAGAGAGCATTGGCAACCGTCAAACAAGCTCTCGGAAGGGGATTTTCCATTTACCGGTAGATCGGTCATAATTGTCCTTTACGATCTTGAGGACATCTTTTGAACACTCGTCGGTTGATGCGTATTTGCGGGTTGTGTAGATCGGCCCACGCGATCCCGAATAGGTCGAGGTGTAGGTGGCCCAGTACTCAAACAGCTCCTCGGGGTAGTTGAGGTTCCGCTCTACGATCCGCGCCAGTATCAGGCCGGCCTCGCTCGCGTAAGCGGAGGAAGGGTCGAACCACGCGAGGGTCACATCGTTGGCGTTGTCCACATCTTGCGCCCACACGCCCACCGGGATGTAGTTGTTGCCGCCGCGGTATTCGCTGTCAAGCATGAATCGGATATTCAAAACTGCCACCGCTTCTTTTGGGACTCGGTCAGGTCGATGGGGGAGAGATCTTTGGGAGCTGGCCAAGTGTCGGCTATTTCTTGCATATATTCCATTGACCGCTCCATCCGCTCGCCTATGTCCTCGGGCGCTTCATTTTTCCACCGCGCCAGCTCGGCCTTGCGCTCATCGTCTACTGGATCAACGAACCAGTACAGCTCTAACTCCTCGCCGCTCTCGCCGCGTATGCGAAGCCAGTAGGTATCTTCTTGGGACATTCTTACAACGTGGGTGACATGCGGCCGGTATATAGAACCCCCAGCGTTCCAATCGATAGGGAACCACCCCAGCCACCAATCCATGCTCTCGACCTTGTTATCGCTGTCAAGCACGGGGCTGGCGCGGACCACATAGAGGTGATCCAGCACGATCTGCATCTCCGTCTTGGCTGGCGTAGTGAAGTCGGTATATGCTCCGACCTCATTAAAAGGTCGCAATATATCGTCCAGATCTTCGCGGCTTTTGGGATTTAGCTTCGCCATCATTGCCCTTTGTGCTTGACGATCTCTGTGACCTTTCGGCCATCAGGCAAGACCGTGATCCCGGCCTTGCGAAACAAGTCGATAACCTCTTGCCTGTCGGCGGCTGTTCGGACCATGATCTGGTCAACCTCTTCTATTATCGACAAGCCCCCTTTGAAGATGGTCTCGTTGCCGGCGCTGTTTGCAAAATTTTTCCAATCACTAATACCACTCGCTCGCCGGTTGCGAACAACATCTTGCCCCTTGTCACCACCTACGTCACCATAAAGATCTTCTTCGTACGATATCGCATCCATGCGGCGAAGATTCCGCAGCTTGAAGGTGATGCCCACCAAGTTGCGTGCCTTATCGGCTTTCTGTATGCGCGTAAAGGCGTAAGCTGCCCCGCCCGTTCTTAGATCTTGAGCTACTGAGTCACCAGCCCCCGTACCGATGCCCATGCGAAACTTTTCCTTGGTAGAAATCAGATGGCCATTTTTTTCTATAATGCCAGATCTGAAAAAATCTTCCATGATATTGCTCCCGCCAAACTCTACATCGTGCCACAAAACATAGTCATCCATGTCAGCAGCATCGAAGTCTTCGGGAATGTCGAACCGATACTGCTGGCGATTTCCAGCAAAGCCTCGATCCCCCTTTTTCCACAGCATATGACTCGGCGTGTACCAGCCCTCTGGGACATACTCCGAGGATTTCGATAGGTCATCAATCCCCAGCTCTTTTTGCCAGTATTCGCGCAATGCTGCGACCCGCTCGGTGGTGGTCGCATTACGCGCATCGAGGCCGTTCATCATGCTGATCCACCCAGACGTTTCGTCTTTGCGGCTGACATAGGCTTGCTTCATCAAATACATCAGCTCAGTGTCATCTACCGTTGCAATCCGCGCATCGATGCCCATCTCATCGAGCTTTTTTATCAGGTCTTCCAGCACCGCACTGCTGGGGCGCTCGGGGATCACGATTTCAAGATCTCCGCGCACTGCATACGGATTGGAGTCGGACCACGGACGATAGTGGATCTCTGTCCCATCTGGATACTTGAGGGTGTATTGAGCTGAATCGCCACCAAAAAGGTTCTTCTTCGACTTCCGTTCTTCCGTAGTCCCAAGCTCTCCACTCTCTCGTATCGTTCGCGCCCTATAGGTGGCCTCTCCCTTGGCCACGGAAAGGCCAGACACAGGCGTTGGTCCCGCGGTGATTTTAGCCTCCACGGGAAGATCAGAAAACCCTGCGTTTGTCGAGGCCACGTATTGCTTGTAGTGTCCTCCCCCCGGTGCGGAGATGGTGGTCTTGGCCACCACAGCTTTGTCTATCTCATCTAACAGCTTGAGATAGTAGGAAGCCATCTGCGGATAGTCGATGTCGAAAACGTCAGAGGAGACGATCTCCGTGAGTTTTTGGCGCAAGTTCTTCGCTTTGAGAAGCGTGGCCGCGTTAAAATTGAAATCGCCATCATTTACATGCACGTTGACGGTTTTTATTGCCGCCTCAATAGGCTCAAAGAACGTGTCTGCCGGCAGCGGCTCGCCCTTCTTTTTTGTTGCTGGTCGATTGCTCGCTTTTTGCGGCTCGCTCAGACTGTCGGTCTCTCCACCGTTGCGCTTAATAAAGGCGATGATCTTGTCATCGGCCTGTGGTCGCACGCGCATCGAAGCATTGGTAAATACTTGGCGATTCTTGCCGCTGCCTTTGGTGTCAACGAAAAGGAGAAGGTTCTGGTCTTCGATGTCTTCTCCGTCGAAGGGGATCGTCTGCCCCTGCCACCCCCGCGACTCCACTCCGTCGATAATCCGTCCCTCGACCACGCCGATCTGGCTCGGCTGTACCTCCCAATCGAAGTCGGGGTCGTTGGTGACGTTGCGGTAGTAGTCGCGGAAATCGGAGCGGAGGTTGTGCTTGCGGTCCAGTGCCAGATCAAGGAACCGATCCACCTCGGTCTTCTTCGCAAAGCGTCCTTCCGCGTAGGGTCGGAGGATCTCGCGGAACGTGCTATCGTCCAGCGCTTCGATGCGCTCGATATACTTGAGCGTGGCCTGTGGGTCAAAGCTGACCTCGCCGGCCTTGGCAGCGCGGAAGATCTCGTTGTAGTACGGCTCGCGCTCACCTACGTGGCTGTTCGGGGCATAGCGGAGATCCAGCGTGTCGCTGTCGAGAAACTTGTAGGCTTGCCCCTTGTCGATGCCGTAGACATGGCCATCCCTGTCGAGCAGAAACTGCTTCCAGTGGCCATCGTGATTTGATACCAGCCAATCCAGCACATGCTCGCGCTGAAACTGCTCGATTATGTCCGCGGACAGCTGCCGGGGGAAGATCCCATTAAAGTCTTTGTCGATGTCGGGCAGTATCCGCTGGATCGATCCCGGCCGGCCGTTTAGCTCGATGAACCGCACCTCGGGAGTTTGTGGATCGATCAGCCGCTGGAGCTTGTAGACCGCTTCCTCACCGCGAGCGATAAACTCATCGCCACCAGCCCAGCCGCCTTTGCTCACCGGCTTAAATAGCCACTTCTCTCCGTCCAGCTCGTAGAAGTCTTTGCTGTGCGCCCCTCCCATCGCGCTGGCATCTCCGAGATACTTGAAATCGTCGGGGCTTATCTGCTCCCACGCATCGTCGGCAGCGGTCCAGCCGGCCGTAGGCTTGGGCTTGGCTGCGGTAGCCGCCAGTGCCGGCTCGCTGGCCGCTGTCGCTGCTACAGGAGCCGGTGGGGGTGTTGCTGCGGGGGAGGGGAGTGGCGCGGCGGCAGCGGCGGGAGGAATTGCGGGGGCATCCTCGGGCATGTTCTGCCACTTGTAGCCCATCGACTTGAGCTTGTCCTTGATCGCGGCCGGGTCGGTGACCTTCCACGTCGCGGTGGCGAAATCGCCCACCAGCGCATCGTCAGTGGATTCCAGAGTGCCGAGGTAGACCTTGATGTCCTTGAGCAGCCCCTTGCCTCCAGCGGCCTTGATCGCGGCTTGTAGCTCCTTGGCATCGGCCTTGAGCTTGTCTTTGATGACCTTCTTCGCGTCTTGATTGGCTTTCTGCTGGGCTTTCCAGCCGAGCCACTTGGCCTCGACGCTCTTGGCCACATCGGCCAGCTCGGACGCATCGGTGCTGGTCATCAGCGTGATAAACTCGTCCTTCGTTGTCCACTGCCACTTTTTGATCCCGGTATCCTTGGCCAGCGTAGCCAGCTCCTTGGCCTTGAGCGCAGAAACCATCGACTTAAATGCGTCTTCGTTGGTCTTTAAAGCCAGATCCAGCGGGTTGATAATCTCGTTGATCTTATCCGTCGAGACCTTTGCTTGCGTCATGTCTACGATCAGCTGCGTCTTCTTCTTTTGCCCGATCTCGATGCTTTCTTTGAACGACTCCCAGCTGGCGGGGGAGTCGGGCAGCTGTACCGAGTCCTGTATCTCGGCCACTGCCTCGGTGGCGTTCTTGATCGCTATCGCATCGGCCTTTTTAGCGGCCTGATTTGCCGCCTGTTTGGCTTTCCACGCCAGCCACTTGTCGTTCATCTGGGTGGTGGCCGCGGCGATCAGATCGTCATCGAGGCTCGTCATCAGCGTCGATAGGTTGTCCTTGGTAGACCACTGCCACTTTTTGATGCCCGTGACCTTGGCGATGTCTTGCAGCTGCTTGGCTGTATTGTCGGTCTCAATCTGAGCCTTGTAGACTTTGCTGATGTCTTTGAGCTTGTCGAATGCTGAAAACGTCTTGGCTCCAGCCAGCACCCCATTGGCCTGTGCCTTGACCGCGGCCTCGGAGATCGTAGCCTTGGCGGCTTTGTATGCTGACAAAAAGCTGGGGTAGTCGGATGCCACGGCCGGCACCTTGAGGCTCTTGACCGCGCTGTCGAGCGCTTTGTCGAACTGCTTGGTTGCCTGTCGCTTGAGCGCCGTAGAGGCTTGGCCCGGCTCGATAAGATTAGCTTTAAGTGCTACGTCAGGATGACGTGCATAAAGCTGCTTGAGAGTGTAGAGCTTGCCGGCGGGAGTGGCGTACTTGGTCACGTCCTCCAGCCCCGCGGCAAACATCTTGTAGCGATTCGGTCCCAACAGCTCCTTCTGGAAGCTAGCCGGCTGCGCCTTAAACCACTGCTTGTAGGTCAGGTCGGCCGGCACCTGTCCGTTCATCGAGGCTCGCGTGCCGGGAGGTGCTTCCTTGAGCGGAATGCCCAGCTCTTTCCAGCTCTTTAATACTGCGACTACCGTGGTGCGGCAGTTAAAGTGGAACGGAGGCCTTGGCCCTTCGCCCACAGGATAAATGCGACCATCTTGAAATCGGCAGATCTCACTAGTCCGCGCATCGAGCGTAGCCACAATCCTCTCCGACTTTATATACTTGCTGTTTTGCTGGTAGGTCTGCGCTCGCGCTCCAGAGGATACGTGATTAGTAGCCGTGCGGATCACTGCGGTGGCGTGGTGGTGCGAGATGGCCAGTACGCCCTTCGGGCCGGTCAGCCGGCGCACGATCTGCGGGGTGGTCTCGCCCTGCACCAGCCCCTGCCGCAGCGCTCGCTGTATTTTTTCTTTCTCACCCGTAGCCACACCTTTCCACCAGCTGCCCATCACAGCCCCCTCAAACGGCTCAGACAGCACCATCGAACGGAGCATCTCGGGGGAGGGTAGCTCGTATTCTAGCTTGACCGGCACCGTAGAATCGAAACCGGCTGTAGTGAAATTAGCCTCGGCCTTGGCCAGCTCCAGCATCTTAGGCTTGAGCATGTCGTTGTAGGTCGCGCTGTATTTGTTGTCCACGATTTCGCCCAGCCCCGCGGTGATCGTAGACAGCCGCTTCGTTGTCCACGGTCCTCGGTCAAAACCGATCTTCTCGGCCTTGACCAGCCGTGCCGCGACCTTGCCCAGCAGCTCCTGTTCGGCCTGTACAAGCTCTTTGACGATGTCCTCGGCTACACCAGCCCCATACTGCTGTATGTAGATCTGGTGCCGTATGGCGCGGTCTAAGAGCTGGTCGTTGACGGTAGACGCAACCAGCGCTGCGGCTTTTGCTTCTGTCATCGCATCCTCACAAAGACCGGGGTCGTTTTACCCACATATGCCCCGCAGACGTTAAACTCCAGATACTCGACAGCTTCCTCGTAGGAGCAATCGTCGGACTGCTGCTGTATCAGCTGCACCGCTTTCTCGTAGTCATAGGCCACGACATCGGGCTGGCCCAAGCGCTGCGCCACACCCACAATAGCCCCGTGGAGACCGTCGAACAGGATAGCGTCCTCGGTCCCTTGGTCGATCAACCAATCTTCGACCGACTCAATAATCCCCAAGTTCCAACCTCATTTGTTTTTCTCTTTTCGCAGTAAGATGCTTTAATGCGATTTCACATATAGCCCGAAGTTCTGTTGCTCGCACCAGCACCCGCGCATTAGGCTCTGGATAAGTGCAAAGCGACTTAATCGCTCTCATACGCATTTTCTCTACCTCTCGCTCTTTCATCCTTCTCTGACTTAGCCGGGGAAGTCATCTATAGATACCGTGTCGGCATCGAGCGAGGCTGTCGCATCGTTTTCGATGTTTTCCATCACCTCGGAGATGTCCATATCTTCGCTATACAGGCCGCGGCGTTTCCGCTCCCAGAGGTAGGTCTGCTGGTCGATAGCGCCCATCTTGTAGTCCTCGCGGATCTCGGCCAGCTCCTTCTCGGCTCCGAAGGTGAAGCCAAAGTCCTGATTGATCTTGACCTCGGGTTCCTCGGCCGGCAGACCCTGCCACGCGGCCGCAAACGCCAGCCCTTGGCCCAAGCCTCGCTCCAGCAGCATCACGTAGGACTCCAGATCGGAGACGTTCTGAGCGGCATCTACGGCGATCTGAGTGGCTGTGGGGTTGCCGGGGGTCCGCTGCAACGGCTGCATGGCCATCGACTCCATCTGCTCGACCAGATCCTTGAGACTCTCGCGGCCGACTCGCACCGCATCCCCGCTCGTCTCGACCATTTTGATGTCAGACTCGGAGTTGCGGTTGCCGAATAGCTTATAGGGACCGACCTCCACCGCGGCGATGTCCTCGTCAGCGAAGCCCTTGAAGAAGAGCATCGGCACACGCGCTACCTTCTCGATCTGGTCTTGATCGCTTTGCTGCTGCCAGTGCTTGGCGTTGAGGTAGCCGAGACCCTCCAGTGGGGGATAGGCTTTCAAGAGCGCCTGTCGATTAGCGTAGACCGTCACCAGCGGGATCTGGCCCAGCGTATTGGGGTATGGCTCATCCACCATGCGCCAATCATCGTCGTTTTCTGCTTGCTCCCAGACCTCAATAGTCTCAGGCGTAAAAACTGCGACAAAGTTTTTCTCTGTTTCGCCCCATGCGCTTGATGCGCTCGGCTCGATCATCGAGAAGCGTATGCGGACCTGTTCCAGCCGCTCCCGGCCACCGACCCGATCCCCACGCCAGCCGATTACCTGATCGGGAGAGACGCGGACGAAATAGCTACGGATGCCCAGATCGCGCTCGTCGGCCATCGTAAGGGCGCGGCCCAGCGCTGATTGTAGCCTGTAGGTATTAGGATACTCGACCAAGAAGTGGCACTTGCCATATACCAGCATGTCGGACAGCAGCTCGCGGCCGAAAGAAGTTAGGTCCGTGCCGGCAAGATCAACGTCCTGTATAAAGTCCATGTAAAAAGGACTTGCATTGGCTCCCAGCTGCACCGGCTGACCAAACGGCCGGCCGGCCATCGAGTCCACGGTATGCTTGAATGCGTCATACAGCACCGTGCTGTTGAGCCGGTCCCGGTAGCGCTCGTTCGTTTCCCGGCTCATCTGGGGGAGATACTCCTGTGCCGCTAGCCGCATCGCTTGCGTCCCGCCCATCAGGGTTACCGGCAACTTGAACCGCTCTTGCATGTCGTTGTATGCTGCTATCGGGGTATCAACCGTGACCTCGCCACTGTCTCCACTGTTAAGTCGTGGCCCCAACAGCTGGGTGCCTATTCGGTTGGCCATGAGTGCCTCATATAGAAAAACGCCAGTAATATACCGGCGTAGGGTTAATTTTCGCGGCCCGATCTGGACTACAGCGGGACCAGCTCACTTGCGAACGATATACTCCGAGATCTCGCGGCCATACTGCGCGGCGAAATGCTTGGCTTTCCACTTGTAGAGGGGCGTTTTCATGCCCTTTACGTCCTCCACGATCCGCTCGGAACCGCGAAAATACACGAAATCGGCCACATAGCAGCCGATCCGCTGCCCATCGACCTCCAATGGGAACCGCACCTGTCGCTCCAGCCTTGTGATGCGGCCAGCCTTTGCCAGCAACTGGAGATCGAGCCAGCGCTTGCCCTCGGCCTTGGAATCAAACTTGATGCCACCGACCTCGACGCGGCAGTTCCCGTACTTGGTGGCGTAGCGTCGGCGGCTTTTAGCTCTCACACCCACGCCATATCTCCCATTGACATGCGATCACCAGCAACCGGGAAGACCTCGGCCACGTAATAGCCCAGCGCATCGGATATATGCGTCAAGTTGGGGTCGCTCTTTTTGTCGATCTCACCAGCTCCACCTTCTAGCAACCGCACGCCCTCCAAATCGCGGACCACATTAGGCGCTGCGCCGGGGTCGATCATCATCCGCACCACCTCGTCACCGCTCATCAGTCGCGTATTGACCGCATTTACACGGCTTCGTTGACTTGGGTTGGCTTTTGGATGCCGTATCGAGAGCCGGCCGGGGAACACTTGCCGTAGCTGCTGCTCTACCAGCTCCCAATCGCTTCCTTCGGTCTGCGCCGATCCCCGCGCTCCTCCCGCAGCATCCCCGTGGCAGATCACCACGCCTCGATGCTCGCCCCAATCCGCGGCCAGCTTGGCCACTACTGCCGGCGTGTTGCTGTGCTGTGGTATCCATACCTCACCTATGACCCCAGTTCCGCGCTGTCCGTTGGGCAGCTCCATCTCCTGACAGACGGCTGCGACTCCCGGCGATACGTTAAAATCAAAGCAGAGATACAGGTCGCTATCAGCATCATACTGGCCCCGAATCGCAGCACAGTGCGTTTCTTCGTTGAACGGGTAGTAAGCACGGCCCGAAAAGTTGACAAAGCTCGCCTCATATTCTTGGCTGTAGACCAGCGGGTCCAGATCGCGCCGTGCGGCCGCTATTTCGGCGTCTGGCAGTATATCGGCCGATGTCCATGTATAGGCTCCCCATTCGCTCGCTTGGCCCCTATCGGCCATTTCAGCGCGTGCAAAGCGCCACAAGTCGTAGTAGTGGTTTCGTCCCTCTGGCACCCCGATCATCAGGCACCAGCCCAGCCGATCCGATAGCGCCGGCCGCACATGCGCTTGCCACGCTCCCGGCTTCATGTTTGCATACTCGTCCAGCACCCCGCCATCCCACGGTGATCCCTCGATGCGCTCGGGCTTGTCCATCCCGACCACGCATATCGACGCTCCATTGACCAGCTCGATCACCAGCTCGGTCTCGCTCGGCTTGCCCTTGACGAACCGCGCCGGCACCAGCCGCTTGAGATCGTCCCAATAGATCCGCTTCGCCTGATCTCGCGTCGGAGCTGCGGCAAAATACCGCGGTCGGCCATATTGGGAGCCGGCTAGCGCTCGGACTACCAACTTGCGCTTTGCCAGCTCGGTCTTGCCGCTGCGCCGGCCAGCCGGGTTGACTACGAATCGACAGTTGCTCTGATAGCACTCTCGCTGCACCGTGTGCGGCCTGAGAGCCGTCCAGCGCTCACTCAACTGTGCCATCGGCCTCTGTCTGTGCATTCATCGCGGCCATCGCGGCCTGTATCTCCAGCGCAAACTCGTCGGGCGATCCCAGATCTGTCGTGGCCAGCAACTCGGCGCGGGTCCGCTCTAGCGTGCCGATGCGGCCCAGCAGCCGCTCAATGATCGCATCGTAGTCGGTTCGGGTCCGCTCGACCTCGTTATACTGCTCGGATTCCGCGTATTTGCCTCGTTTTCCACTTTTTTGGCTCTGCTTTATACCCGTCACTACCATCCCAGCGCGATTGTTCGGGTCATCTGGGGCATCATCGACTAACTCTTTGGCTTTCATCGCTCGCAGCAGCCTGATCCGCGAGACTTTTAGCTCTGCATCAACGGTTCCGATGGGGATGTTGTCGTATAGCTCTAGCTCCTCGTCGGTCAAAACTTGGGCATAGATCCCATGTGCGCGGCGGCTTTTGCCTCCGTGCAGCCGGCAGCGGCCCACCGATTTGATCGCCAGACGCTTGCATGGCTCGCCCTTCCGCGTAGTTGCTCCGCAGTAGACTCGCCGCGTGGGGTCTTCCACTTTCTTCGGCTTGTTTTTTTTAGGCATAGCGCACCCTGTCAATCTCGACTATGCCGGCTCGCGGGGGTCATAGGATACCATGCGGGTATTCCTCCCGGCGCTCTCCTCGCACCGCTAGCCGGCTATTATTGCCCTTACCATTTGACCTTGTCTGCCCAATACGCAGCGCTGGCAGTCTTGTCTTGCCGTCCTTTCTTAATGTTGGCGGCATGACGGGCTTTAAAAGACTTTTGTCGCGCTTTGTCTTTTTCGGTTTTTGGGTTAGCACCAGCGCCTTTGACTCCCTGTTGGCCGAATCGGATCAGGCGTACCTTGTCACCTTCTTTAGCCAGCACAGCGTGAGATTTAGTGGCGTGCTTCGGAGTTCTTTTCGGCGTATTATAGCCGCGGAATGTTTCACCACGGTAGTTGATTGCCATACGTTCCTCCATTTAGATTGAGCAGACACGCGACACGCTCTTGGATTAGCTTGCTCTTAACAAGATCCATCCTTGGGACAAGGGTGCGGATGCGTAATATTCGCAGTATTACGCGCACGATAAGAGTCGTTGACGCGCACAGGGGGGAATGAGTCCCTCTGTGTAGCCCTCAAATGCTTCCTCTGCGGCCGCAAACTGAGGGAGGAGTCCGCGCTTGATCGCGCATCTGCTGGTCATTTACGTTTCTTGTATCCGCTGGCGTTACGCATCCGTGCAGACGCATCCGCGGCTTTTTTGGTAGTAGCTGTTCCCTCGATCTTGCCTGTGTTTTTATTGACGATTTTCCACGGGCGCTTGCCGGTGCCTTTTTTGACGGTGACGGGCATAGTATCCTCAGTTGAAATTGACCGCGGGAGCCAGCACGATCTCTTTGCTGGTGGTGTCGAAGGTAGCTCCAGTGCCTTCCAGTGTGGCCTCTTTGCCGGCGTATGATTGCCAGCGCTTGACGATCACATCACAGTATTTGGGTTCGATCTCGGCCATCAGGCAGCGCTTGTTCTGCTTTTCCGCGGCGATCAGGGTTGATCCGCTGCCTCCGAAGCAGTCCAGCACGGTCTCGATGTCGTGGTTGCCGATGGCTCGCTCGGCCAGCTCGACGGGTTTCTGGGTGGGGTGGTAGTCGTTTTTCGCGTCTCTCTTCAGCTCCCAGACGGTGTTCTCGGTGGTCGGGCCGGCCCAGCGCAGGGTGGAGCCTTTGGGTTTAAAATACAGGCACGGCTCAAAGCGGTTTTTATAGTTGGCGCTGATGGCGGGGTAGGTGGCGTTGGTCTTGTGCCAGATGATGAGCGCGGAGATCTCTCCCTCGTTGGCTTCTACGGCGCTGTAAACATTCCCTGCGCGGATCGTAGCAAACCAGACATAGCAGGGACCATCGACGTAGTTGAGCGCGATAGGCATAAACTCGCGGTAGATGTCGGAGTCATCGCCGGCCAGCTTTTCTCGGGGTCTCCGCTTGTCAAAGTCCTCGCTGTGGATCTGCCCCCCTTCGTAGTCCACGCCATAAGGGGGATCAGTGAAGAGCATGTCGGCGTGATATTTATAGTCGCTTTCGTAGGAGAACAGACGCTCCATATCATCCGTTCGGGTCGAACTGCCGCAGATCAGCCGGTGGTTTCCCAGCAGCCAGATGTCTCCCGGCTGGGTGATGGGATCGTCGGGAATCTCGGGAACCTCGTCCTCGTCGGTTTCGCCGGCCAGCTCGTTGGGATCGGCGTAGAAATCCAGCAGAAACTGCTCATAGTCGAAGTTGGGGAGGTCGATGCTGGGCATATCCATCAGGTCGATACGATAGTGCGCGGCCATCTCGGCCAGCCCTTGGGCATCGACGCGGCCATAGCTGGAGGCTATCGACAGCAGCGTCCGTGCGGCCTCCTGTTCGTCTTTGGCCTTGATCCTAACTACTGGCACGCCTCCATCGATCTCCCAGCCCTCGCGCTCTATGACGCGCAGCCGCTGGTGTCCATCGAGGATTTTGTTTTCCCAGACGAAGATCGGCGCGACAAAACCCTCGGTTTTGATGGAATCTCTGAGCTGGGCGTAGCTCTCCTCGGATAAGTTTTTGAGGTTCCGCTGAAACGGCTCCAGCTCCACAACCGGCATCCGTTCGCAGTTATCGACCTTGACTTCGATCATGCGGCGAGCCTTTTTGCCATCTGATCTTTGATTACCGCGTGGGTGATCATGCTGGCGTAGTCGTGAGGGAAATCGTCGGAGTCCATCCACGCTCGATGCTGTGCGTAGTCTTTAAATGCGGGTTCGGTGATGATAGCGGGGCAGCTGGTGCGATCCAAGAACCAGAGCTTGTTGCGGCCCATCTCAGACTTGGACTTAGCGCCCATATTGCGCCACGGGAGCATATCGTGGCTGGCGCTTATCGCCTCGGCCCAGCGCTTGCCGGCAGGTGAGTGAGTGCCTTTGAACGGATCGTCCCAATACAGCACGCAGCTGTAGTTGCCGCCACCGGCGTTGAGGTGCAGCTCGATGGCCAGGTCGAGATTAGAGCGGTTGAACAGATCCGTCTTGTTGCGGAGCGCTACATTGTTGTGTCGTTCGTAAGTGGGTGCGGCCGGCTTAATAACTTGATGGCCGGCGAGGCGCAACTGTTCTGTGAGTATCTCCACTGCGAGGATGCAGCGGCCCCACTCGTAGATTTGGCTTTCGGTGGCATTCTTTGAATGCCCCGCAGCAATCCCGATACGCATGTCCCTGATCCTTATTTAATGAGGCTGGTCCCTCACCCAACAACATCGACGCGACAATGGAATGTTGTCAAGTCCAAAAAAAAAGGGGCCAGCCCGAAAGCCAGCCCTTCTCCCCGCACCTCGTCTCTTTTTAGTCCTCGACCTTCCCCTCCATCCTATCCGCTATATCCAACAGCGTCTTGGGGATGGTGTCGAGTCTCGACAGCCAATCCTCGGTCAAATACGGCAGAAGCGTATTGATAGAGTTACTGATACCTCTCAGCGTGACAGCATCGTCCAAAACCTCTGGCTGACACACCGCAGCCGCCACCGTTTCCTCGGTTTCTTTTTGGCTTTTAGAGTCGGGCATTATCGAGCTGTCTGCTCTGAAGCTGTAGGAGTTCATCCAAAAAACAAGCATCTCCTTGGCTTGATCGTCGGTCAACTCTGGGATTGGAGCCTTTTGTGCTTTGGGCCATGTATCCATCCAATCCCGACACGCCTGTTGCAGTGGGCCGGCAGCTTGAAACATATTGACCGTTCCAGATTCTCGGAGCGCGTCAAGGATATGTTCCAGCTCCTTTAAATGTGCCTCACTTTCGACCCACTCTGGAATCCGTGCTTGATACTCATCTTGGGTATTTATATCGGCCATTATTATACTCTCCTTGTCTTCTACGGATTACTGTTGCGGCTTTTTTGGTAGCGTTCCGCGTAGTGATCGCGGCAGTAGCCCATCCTCCCACCATGTCGTTGAGCGCCGGGCAGAGCGCAGCCCTTTTTTTTGCACCGCTTCGTTCTCCAGCTTTCCCCTCGGAGCGCAGAGAGGACGATCTCGTTTACCGTCTGCTCTTCAAGCTCGGCCACTGCCTCGACCTCTTCAAGCAGATCGGGGGGGAGCAGCAGCGTCACCTCTTGGTTACTTTCCGCAGCCATCGTTCGGTCTCCTTATGCTGCCATCTCGGCCTCGGCTTCGGCCTTGACGTTGTCGTGGTGGTCGGCTTCGGCCTCGTCGTAGATGTCGCGCTGGTGATCCTCGTAGAGCGCATCGCTGTGCGCCAGCTCGATGCAAAGCTGTTCTAATCGCTCGGTCAGGCGATCCCCCAGCAGACAGCCGGTGTTGCGGACATCGTGCAGCCGCCGACCAGCCGCATCGATCTTCTTCTGGAGCCGCTTCTCGGCCGCGGTGAAGGTGTAGTTGCCGGTCAGGTGGCGATAGATGCTCTTCCCCGAAAACGGCATCTGCGGCGAGGCGCAATCTACGATCTGGCCGTAGAGTGCCGCCTGTTCCCGCGGTGTCAGCCCGAAATCATTGACGATCTCAGCCATCGACTGCCCGACCTCGGCCATCTTGATCGAGATCTCTGCCTGTGCCAGATCCATGATCGCACCGAGAGCCTTGCCGCGGACCATTGCCCCGTATGCTTCACGATCAAGCGATTTGACATGCTCCGCTTGCATCTCGTCCAACTTGTCCGTCAGCCGTGTCGCTGATACAGACAGCCGGTAGGTGTTGTTCGCGCTGATAGCTACGGCCAGATCGCGCATCGCGGCCATCGTACTGAGCTGGAGATCGAGCTTGTCCACTGCTGTCGTGTAGCAGACATTTGCGCCATCCCCCGACAGCGCAAATGTCCAATCGTCGGCAAGTTTGGTGCGGCTCATCGTCAGCGTCAGCTGCTCGGCGTAGCTGTGGGTCACGCAGCGGCCGGCTACGGTAGCGACATCATCATCGACCACGACCTCTGCCGACTCGGACGGATTCCCCGGCAGATCGGCGGGGGTCAGGCGATCCAGATACAGCGCTTTGACCATGATGGTCTGCCGGCCAGCGGAAGCGGTCAGCCTCACCCAGACGGGTATGGCGGCTTGCAGATGGTGCATTACGCCGGCGTACTCGGCCACGGCACCTCCGTGGGTCTGCGGGGCGATTCCGATCTGCGTCAGGTCCAGATTTGTGTCTGCGTTCTTCAAGTAGGTAGTCATGGCGGCTCTCCTTTTTATTTCTGATTATTCCACGTTTCAAAATCATAGACACTCTCAAACACCTGCCAGCCGCCCTCGACCTCGACTACCTCTGCGGCCCACGGATACGCTTCCACCACTTCGTCTTTGTCGTTATAGTCGTCCGAACTTGCAAATACCTGTTTCATTTTGCTCTCCTTGCTTGGTGGGTGGGCGAGGCCGAAGCCCCGCCCCTGCGATTTAGTTGATGGTAAGAGTGATGATCCCGGTGGCCGAGGCTACGACTTGGCCCTTCACAAATCCGGTGTTGCCGATGATCTTGAGCGTGTCGATCTCGCCCATCTCTGAGGCGTAGACTTCCAGCATCTCGGCGGCTACTGCGTCCGTGGGCTTGCCGTGACGCTTGTAGTCGTAGATCAGGTCGGTGGGAAAGTATCCGGGGCTGCGGATCTCGACGTAGTAAGCGGGGGTCTTGTCTTTCATGGCGGCTCTCCTTGGTTGGTGTGTTTTCCGTCTCTCAACTAACCTTAATATAGCTATGAACGCTACAGTCCGCAAGTTCTTTTTTTGCCTCCTATCATTTTTTTTTACACCAGCACTGGTTCCGAAAAAATAACCACAGGTCCGACCAGCGTGGGCATGTAGCTGGCTGTGGCCTCAATGCGGTCGAGCGCTCTGTTGTTGACCGTCAACCGTTTCCGCTCTCCGTCCTCGTCGCAGATCATTTCAGTGGCTCGGCCGGCTACGCGGACCTTAACCAGCTCGATGTAGCCGCCGACTAGCTGCTGCAATTCTTCTAGCGGTGGGCAGACGGTGATCGTCCGTTCTTCGATCTCGCCGGCACCGTCTGCCGGGATGATTGTCATCGTGATTTTTTTGGCCATAGTGTCCTCGGTTTGGTAGGGGATCGAGCTGACAGCCGAAGCCGCCAGCCCGATCCCGATGGATTAGATCAATGATGCCAGTGCGATGCCGATGGCGATGCCGGCCGCAGCGGCCACGGTAGCTATTGCCGCGATTCGGCCGCGATGGCTCGGTGCCGGGGCATCGCTGGTTTTGTAGGCACGGAACATATCATCGAACACCTCGTACTGTCGGCGATTCTCGTCAATCGCAGTCTGGCGAAACTCGGCCGCG